ATCATAGCCGTCCTGAACAAAAGAAGAAAAGAGCTTCAAGAAACAAGGCCAACGCAACGCTTAAAGCCGGTGGCAGAATAAAAGCTGGTGATAACAGAGATGTTCACCATGTAGACGGCAATCCTTTAAATAATGATCCTAGTAATCTAAGGGTTGTGAGCAGGAGTACGAATCGTTCTTTTCCAAGAACAAGAACAGCCAGAAAGGCTAGAGTTTAGTCTAAAGATTCAGTGGCCTTAATCATTGCGCCAACCACATCAAAATTCATTTCGTAACCCATAAGAGTTTCTCCATTTATTTCTACCTCCAGGTTCCTAGACATCAGCCTAAGTAGTGCGGTTTGTTGATGCAAAGTTAAACAGCTGAACAGCTCTATAACTTCAGGTGCTTCTAACACTGGTTTATAGGCTTGCGGCAAATCTTTCTTATCAGACATAATTGATTTTAAAAACATTACGCTTCAGCAAGACTAGGCTTACTGATTTCGGCATGTTCTCTTTCAATTAAAACTTTTAGTTGTTCAATTTTAGATCTTCTTTCGGATGCACAAATTTCTGACAACAACTGATATGTCTTTAAATCGACTGCTAAACTTTTTCTAATTTTATTATCTTGATCCATGGCAAACATTTTACACACATTTATAGAAATGTACAGATAAGTATTTAAAAATATATGATAAACTACAGGCCATGTATCAATTAAAAAATTACCTACTTAGCATGCAGTCGCACTGGATGATTAACCAACCCACATACAATGCTGTGCAGGAAACTTTGCCGTTGATTGCAGAATACAGGACCAACAATGGTCTGGTGGATATGCCAAAGACTCCTGTGCATAAAGTTGTGAAAAAGATTTACCCAGAGATCTATAAAGTACCTTTGTTTCGCAGACATTTTTGTAAGCTCCTGGTCAAAGAGATAGAGATGATGAAAAAAGAAATAAGTTTTGAGGGCAATACAGACGAAGATAAGCTGCGACAAATACCAGAGATTGTATTAAAAGAACAATGCCCGGAACTTTATCGCAACATGTGGTTTGTGGTTCAGACAGTTTTAAATCCGATCTTCAATGCTTTGTGGCAAAGAAACTGTGCAGATCCTACAACCATACAAATAGCCAATTACAATCTTATAGATAAAAAACAAGGGGCCTGGCACCACGATGATAGTTCTGATATTAGTGTGGTCGTGCCGTTAAATACGGGTAGCTACGAAGGAGGCGGGACCGCTTTTCATAATTATGGCGAAATCAATCCGCTGCCTGTGGGCCATGCACTTATGTTTCCAAGCTTTATCAATCTGCATAAAGGTTTGCCTGTAGCATCTGGCGACAGATATCTTTTAGTCTTTTGGTTGTGCGACAAGCAAAGAACCATAGATCTATACGAATCCTTGACCTAAAAAAACTTCAAATAAACTATGTAAATAGTTGTACATTTGTGCATAATTGTGCATAATAGGTATGTGGGAAATGAAGTCAAAAATAAAAAAGGAGAAAATATGACTGTTAATATAATTGAAGAAATCAACAAAGCTGGGTTCACAGCTTTCAAACACCCTGGAGAGGGTATCAAGATAAGCTGCGAGGATGGCAAGGATGCTGGGATCTACTACCCAGATGATTGCCCGGAGTTTGACATCTACGACCAAGATCCCTGGATTAACCCAGAGGTTGTCAAAGTCTGCAAAGACAATGGTTACGAAGTTGACTGGCAAGATCCTGGCACTTTAACTGTTTACAAGGAGGAAGCGTAATCAACTCTTTAATATAAATCGTGCAGCTCTACAGTCTGGATCCCCTCCAGGTTGTAGGGTTTGTAACTATCATTTTTTTCTGACTCTAACAATATATTTAAGGCCTGCTCATTCTTGGCGCGGCCATACTCCAAAGCTTCATCAGACATCGTATAAATCACATAAGGATATGGGTGAGCCTTTTCCTGTGCTAAGAAAGAAAAACCGTCTACAGGCAATCCTACGGCCTTGCAAGCATCAACATAAAGCGCAGCTTGCATGTGGTATTTAAAATTATTGATCGCTTGTTTAAATCCTCTGGGTGATGCGTCCCGGCATGTTTTAAGATCCCAAACATGTTTACCATCGTACCAATCAAACCTAGATTTAAAAGGATGGCCATGCAACATATAGCAAACAGTTAGCTCTGTTCTATCGTTTGCACCGTTAGGAATAAGATCCTGCACTGTTTTCCTGCGGTCCATGCAAGTTTCATACAAGTCTTGACTGATGGGTGTTCTGTCAACAATACTGCCAATGAAGTCCTCGTAGGCCTCTTTACCAGCTTTTGTTCTGCGGTCTATGTTTGGTTGTATAACAAACTCATCGTCAAATTTATCCAGCTCTAGGAATACTGTGTGCTGCACTCTGCCTTCTAATAAAGCTGGAGAGTCGGTGAAACCTTTTTGGTTCTTCCAGGTATAAACACATTTATCAACCTGCTTAATATCCGATGCTCGGTAGGCCGGTATCTCGTTGTAAACCTCGAACGGTAAATCGTCATATACACCTTCTTTAAATTTCATTGCGTTACTCAAAATGGACTGGGTTTTTCTTCTGCTAATTTTTGGAAAGTTTCATTGATGGCTTGTTCTTCCATAGCATTCTCTTCGTGAGGTGTTGCAGATATCTCATCAATCAAACGATTTAAGTACCACTGTGCTTTTAAAAGATCTTGCAAACCTTTTTTGTATTCATAACGCCACATGTACTTTTCTATGTTGCCTTTGAGATAACCACGAAATGCAATAGTGTCCATAGATGATTTGATAGCATCGATGCACTCTATTCCGCCCTGGTTATAATGAATGGGTGAGTTGACTGGATCTGGGTTGTTCATGTGTATGTCCTAAAAGGTGAGGGTAACAACTTAGTGATGTGTGAGATCTAAAGGAGAAAGATGCCACCCTCTGTGTAAAAATTATTAGAAAGGGATTTTTGCCTCAATGTTTTTATCATCATCATCATCGTTAGATGCTAAATCTGATAATCCCTGTTCTGGTTCTGCGCTGCTTGATGTGCTGCCAAGTTCTCTGTCACCTTTTTCTTTGGCTGCAATTAATTCAAAACTTTTCTCAATGTCGCCTTGTTGCCACACAGGTAAGCTTTCAAAAACATCGCACATAGCTTTTGTACTATCACTTGTTTTGCCATTGAATTCATCGCAATAAACATCCAGGTCAAACATTGCCTGCTCATTAACGGTTGCAATTTTTTCTATTCCACCGTCTGGTTTAAATAAACCAATGATCTTGGCGTTGCCATTTTTGGTGTGGCCCACTTCTACATTAGCAGTGCAACCTAATAGTTTGGTTACATCAAATCCAGCCTCTTCTTCTTCGCTGAAGTTCTTGCCACGCCAGGACACCAAATGTTTTCTCAGTGTTGCTGACTCAAATAAAGATGCTGTGTATGTATGCGATACAGCAAAAGGTCTGCCGTCTGCCATGCTTGCATCATTGGTAGCTGGTTCAATCGCGTTGGTTATTTCAAAAGTAATGTGAAGTCTTTTCTTTTTAGATTTGACTCCTTCATATTCTTGTTCAGTTGTGCCAAGGTCCACGATGCGATAACATGTTCCTCGGTATTGACCTTTGTCTAAAGTTTCAAAATCACCATCAGTTTTTAAAGTTAAGCTCATATATAAATCTCCTAAAGTATTTGCTAATTAAAATAAATTTATGTAGTATTGTATACAAATAAATAATTAGTGCAACTGCTAAATAAATGTGAGAAATTGATGTCCCTTAAAATTACCCGACCAAACCAAAAGAATTTTGAAAAACCTATATCAACAAACTACCAATACGAATTTGCTAATTTCTTAGCAGAGAACGGATTGGAACCAGAACCCAAGAGGGGCCTGGTCACCGATGGCTCAATAGGTCGGGCATACATCAATGTCGGTGGTCAGCGTAAGTTGGTGGGTTGGTATCAGCTGTGGTTAGATCAACAGGTCCCTTTCGGACGGTTGGGTGACTATCGAATCTCAGCTGACCAACCCACGGCTATGTGGAAACCAGAGAATAAAAAACGCCAGGTCGTAACCAAAGAACAAAAAGCAGAGATAGCAGCCTTACAAAAAGAGGCCCAAGTTAAACAGGTAGAGAAGAATGTTAAAGCTGCAGCTAAAGCACAGGAGCTCTGGTCCCAAGCATTGCCTTGTGAGAAACATGCCTACTTAGAAAAGAAGAACGCGCTGTCTTATGGTTTGAGAGTTAATTCATCTGGCCAGTTGGTCATACCTTTGTACGACAAGCAGATGACCATTGTGGGTTTGCAGTACATAGATCCCAACGGCAAGAAGCTTTTTCTTACCGGTTCTAAAAAAGCGGGTAGCTTTTTTATATTGGGCAAAGAGATCTTAAAAACCAGTACCGTAATTAATTATGCAGAAGGCTATGCCACTGCTGCATCTATATACGCTGATTTCTCACAGCCTGTAGTCGTGGCATTTGATGCTTACAATCTCACGCCTGTCGCAGAGACTATTTTCGAATTTTTCGCTGACCGCAAGCATGTCTTCATCGCTGACAACGATGAT